CTTTATGGGGATTACTTAAAAAATATCGCCACCTCTAAAATGTATATAAATACTCTTATCGTTCTTTATAACAGTATTATTATTTTTTAGTTGAATTTTAAATATAGGATTTATATATTTTTGAAAATATTCTTTCATTAGATATGGTTCAGGATCTATAATATTGTATTTTTTTAAAGAAAAAAATGTATCACTTATTGGTAATTTATTATTATTTTTTATGTTTTCTAATCTAATAATATTTGAATTTAACAATGAATGTGGTTTAAATTGAATTAAATTATAATTGTATAAATTTGCGTAATGTATTGCTCTAATTAATTGTAATATATTATTTCCTGTACGTCCAACCCATACTTCTATAATTAACATTTAATTATATAAAATGAAACTATTTATATTAATATTTAAATATATTATTACTCATACTATTATAATACAATATGAGTAATACAATGAGTAAAACCCGGACAACAAGTATGGGCGCAGTTATAAATACATTGGATGTGATTAATGAAAATGAATGCAACGAGATGTCGTTTGAATCGTTTTTAATTCAATTTACCAAAAAGATTGATGATTATGAAACGCGTGATTGGAAAACAACGAATGATGTTCATTTTAATTTATGGAATGATATTTCTCGGTTAAGAAGAGAGATTAATAAAGATACTGTACCATTATCTTTGTTTGATGATTGGAAATATAAAATTTCATTTGAATTAACTGAAAATTCGCATAAGAATGAAGAACAACTCTTTAAAGATATGTCTTGGGAAGAGAGTTTTGCATTGGGCTTTCTTTATTTTATTTACCATTAACTTCGTATATACCATTAACTTCGTATATACCATTAAAAATCATCATTTCCTCCCGTTCCGTTCTCGTCGTCATTATCGCCAAAATCAAAAATATCATCCGCTTGTGTCTTGGTCGCCAATGCATATTCGCCCACTCTTTTTTCAAAGAAATTTGTTTTCCCTTCAATTGAAATGAGTTCCATAAAGTCAAATGGATTCACAGCATCATAAATGGTCTCATAACCCAATTGAAGAGAAAGACGATCAGCCACAAATTCAATGTATTTAGACATTTGTGCCGAATTCATACCAATTAACCGGCACGGCAATGCTTCACAAATAAATTCTTGCTCTATTTTTACCGCATCCATGATAATAGCCCGCACCATTTTCGGCGATAATTTATTCACCAGTTTCGTATAAAGCAAAATCGCAAACTCGGTATGCAGTGCTTCATCGCGCGAAATCAGTTCATTACTAAACGTTAACCCAGGCATTAATCCACGTTTCTTTAACCAGAAAATGGCGCAAAACGCACCCGAAAAGAAAATGCCTTCCACACAAGCAAAGGCCAACAGGCGGGCAGCAAACGAATCTTCCTTTGAATGAATCCATTTTTGTGTCCAGTCCGCCTTTTTGCGAATACAAGGATAATTATCCAATGCTTTAAACAGTTGCTGTTTTTCTTGTTTATCTTTAATGTAAGTGTCAATCAAAAGCGAATACATTTCCGAATGAATATTTTCCATCGCAATTTGAAAACCATAGAATGCACGTGCTTCCGATAACTGTACATCACTCATAAAGCGTGCTGCCAAATTTTCCAAAACAATTCCATCTGATGCTGCAAAAAATGCAATAATTGCTTTAATGAAATTCTTTTCTTCGTATGACAGCGTTTCCCAGCTTGCCAAATCTTTAGACAGATCCACTTCTTCTGCCCGCCAGAAACATTCAACTTGCTTTTTATACATTGCCCAAATAGATTCGTCTTGAATTGGAAACATCACAAACCTATCCTCCGTCTCAGTAAGTAAAGGTTCAGTTATTTTCGGAGATGACGGTTGGGATTGTGTATTTTCCATGCCTAAATAATATAATACAATATTTTTAATATTTTTTAGTATAATATATTATTATATACATCATTATTAGATGACTAAGAATATATCACATAATACCATATACAATAATGATAATGACAATGATACAAGTAGTGGCGCTAATATTGCAAAAAATGACCAAAAAAGAAAGAATTTAGAAAAAGAGCTGATTTTGAAAAAAAAGCAATTAAAAGAAGATTATCATACCATGTTAAAAAATGTCAAACAGAATCCATATTTAAATGTCGCTATTCAAGAATATGAAACTTTTTTTGAAAATGAAAAGAAAAAGAATCAACAGAAGATAGATGCATTATCCAAATTACTCAAAATTACCAAAGATGAAATAGATAAATTTGATATACTAAGAGAGATTAAACGATTAAAGAAAATGAAATGATTATTTATAAATTTTTGGTTGGTTAATATATAACAGTTATAAATGTCTTTTATTCAAAGTATCCGTCGTATGCTCTACAAGTATGGCACTAGTTCTGTTCCGAGTTATCAAGATTGTTGTTGCCGAAAAACATTAAAAAACAATAATTCAGTGCGTGGATATACCCGGCGTAATCGCAATGGCAACAAGCGTAGTCGCCGGAATCGTAATAAGAAGCGTAGTCGCCGGAACCGTAAATAAAGTTTTCCATTTTTGAATAATTATATATGTATATATTTATTATTCCATATATATTTATTATTCCATATATATTTATTATTCCATATATATTTATTATTCCATATATATTTATTATTCCATATATAATTTTATCTATTACAATTATATATATATAACTATGAAAAAGCGTAGTTCATCTAAGAAACCTGAAATGAGTATGAATTATTTATTAAAGAGCCGTAATGTCCTTTACGTTGTCTTGTTTTTATCGGTTGCCAATTTGTTTAGTTATTTAATGATGAAACAATTAGACGCTGTTGCGTTTTTTATCATTATTGGATTTTTAACCACTTACTTTAGTAAAAATATGATTATCATCATGTTGACAGCCGTTGTTAGCACTTTCTTTTTAGTGCAAATTAAAATGCTTGGAAATGTGAAAGAAGGGATGACAGAGGGTAAAGAGGGAAAAGAAGAGGAAGAGGAAGAGGAAGAGGAAAAGAAAAAGGAAGAGGAAAAGGAAAAGGAAGATGTCTTGAAAGGACTTTCCACGCCTGAAATTCCTATTACGGAAGGTCAGCGTAGTAAAATAACTGCGGCAAATGGACCATTAACCGAGGGTATATCCAAAGAAAGAATGTCATCGCAATCTAAAACGCAAACTGATGGATTTGCGCAAAAATTAAGTCCGGCCAAATACAATCAAAGCGATGATGATACGATGCCTAATAAAAAACCCAAATTTGATTATGCCGATACAGTTGAATCCGCTTATGATAATTTAGATAAATTGTTATCGTCGGATGCTATTAAAAATATGGCTGACGATACTGGTCGTTTAGCAGAAAAACAGCAACAATTAATGGGTCATATGGATAAGGTAGCTCCTATGGTTGAAAAGGCGGCCGGGTTAATGGAGAAGTTTGATTTTTCCAAAATGGCTGGAATGACCAATATGCTTAAAGAAAGTATGGCAAGTGTTGATACAAAAGCAGAAGCATTTTCAAAATCACTTGGCAAAAAGAATTAAATCATAAATAACATAAATATCATTGAAACTGTGTGTAGTATCGTTCATACCTCTTTAACACATATATATTTTTTAATATCATAAAAATATATATACATATTCTCTCTACAATGCCAAAACGCTGTCCTCCTGGTGTCATTTGTTTTGAGAATGCTACAATTATATTTATTTGTGTTGTAATTGCGATTGTCGGGCTATGGGTTTATATTAGAAGTGATCGGGTATTTTCTGCTCAACAACAGCATCAACCAACGGCTATTAATATCCATCATAATGGCGGTGGTGGTGGCGGTGCTGAAGGGCGCGGGAATGATGTTTTTTTAGATATTTATAAAGCACCCTTACGTGATGACCGTTGTTCGCTCGGAAATGGTAGCGATATTCGTGTTGCACCTTCTACGATTGGACCGGTGGTTTCTAATGCAGTCAATGTTTCTACACAAGGGTGTGGTGATTCTCCCTACCGCCAAGTCGGTATTTTAACCCGATTAAACGGGAGCGATGAAACGATTCTTCCTTTAATGGGACGTCCATTATTCACTCGGAGAGATAAATGGAATTTTTATACCTTAAATGATAAAAATAATATGATTAAATTACCAGTTACCGTGAAAGGGCGCAGTGGAACTGACGAATACGGATGTGATAATGTCTATACCGGCGATACCGTTTATGTTGATGGGTATAATGGTGCTTTTAAAGTGACGGCCTACGATAATCAAGTTATGCGTTATTTGCCTGGATTATAAAAAAATATATAGATTGTTTTATTTAGAGAAGTATCTATATATTTTTTTGCTCATTGTATATTAGTATATTACTTTTGTAAATGTCAAAAATGGAAAATGACAATAGTATAGAATATAATAAGAGTGATGATGATGAACGAGTGGAAATTGACCCACGAGATGTAAGAAAAATGAATGAACCAATTTGTGTAATTAAATTACCAAATGGAAATTACAAACAACCTACAAAAAAGGAAATAAAATTATTAGAAGAAAAGGGGATAAGTAATCCATGTCTAGGTAATGTATCATTAAAAAAACCAACAGAAGCAAAAGAAGCAGCAAAAGAAGCAGCAAAAGAAAACACAACAGCAAAAGAAAACACAACAGCAGAAGAAAAAGCAAAAGCAAAAGCAAAAGAAAACACAACAGCAAAAGAAGCAGCAAAGGCAAAAGAAAACACAACAACACAAAATCCAATAAAAGAAGTTGAGATAGATAAAGATGTATTACAAAATAATCCAGAAATAACACAATTAAAAGAAAATCTTAATACAGCATTATTGGAACAACAAAAAAAAGAGCAAAGAGAGAAAGAACTAGAAGAAGAAAATAAAGAAAATATTAGTAAAATGGTTGAACTATTGAGGAATGAAACGAAAAGAATACAGGACCAGAGAGAAGCATTTACGGTAATTGCAAGAGAAGCAGCAGACATAGTAGCAGCAAAAATAAAAGAAAAGGAAGAAGCAGAAAAAGAAGCAGCGAAAAAAAAAGCGGAAGAAGCGGAAAAAGCGGAAAAAGCAGCGGAAGCTATTAGAGTAGCAGCGGAAGAAGCAGAAAAAGCAGCAGAAATTAAAAGATTAAAAGCATTAGAACAATTAGCAAATACTGGATATAGTAGTGTAGATGGACCAGCTAACACATTTATGGCAGATTCTGTCATAGAAACAGGCAAAAATTATGAAACAGATGTTTTAGCGAAACAAAATTATAAAACATTAACTGACCAACAAGGTAATGAAATTTTAAAAAAAACATTAACTAATAAAACCGATATTGAAAATTTTTTAAATAAAGTAATTGAACTTAGAATGGTTGACGAAAATAAAATTACAGATATAATGTTGAATACTATTATATTAGAAAAATTAAAAGAAAATATTGATATATCATCCAATAGCATACAAGATACAACCTTTGATGTTAGTTATAATGGTATAAGTAAACAAGTAAGTTATACAAAGGGTAATGAGGTTAATAAATCATTTTCATTTACAGAATCAAGTTCCACTGATAGTAGTAATGAGTTTACTGTAGAAAATATTAAAAAGCTATTTACAAAAGTACAAGGAGGAAGTAAAAAGTATAATAAAAAATATAATAAAATATATAATAAAATAAATCTGAAATTAAGAAAAACGACATTGAAAAAAAGGAAAGGGAAAAAATATAATAAAAAACGGTATACTATCAGAAAGAAAAGTTTAACTAGAAATAAGGTTAAATCTCGGTCTAGTAAAACCAAAACCAAAACCAAAACCAAAACGAAAAAACAAAAACGCGGTATTAAAAAACCAAGATATACAAAAAGGCGTTATTAAAAAAATATAAGATCCAATAAAAAATCTTATATTTTTATTATTATTATTCGTGTGTCTGGTGTGTATATGTATATATATTTTTAACATTTCCAACGGCTTCCGCAATCCAAGCATGTGACAAAGGTCGTCATCGGTTCATCGGCCGACCGCGTCTGTAGCTGATAATAACTGCATTTCTTGGATTTACATTTACGGCATGTGAAATTATCCGTTGACGCTTCTAATTTTGGAGCATATTTATTTTCATCACGAATTTTCTTTTCTTCAATTAGTTTTTGCCATCGTTTCGGTGCCATATCTTGGTGCGTCATTTCACCGACCTCATGTGCTTTTATTTCTTTATTAATTAACTGTTGCCGAAATTCATCCGATTGTTTTAAATTAATATAGATTGAGCGGAGGCGGTCGGTATACAATTGTACAAAAGATGAATTATCCCATTTCTTTACAATATCCCGTTCGCCTGCTTCTTTAATAGATGCATTATACACACTTTTTTCCATATTTTCAATCATGTTTTTCGTGAATGAGGGTGGTGGGCAAATTTGTTCAAGTTGAAGGCAAACATTTCTACGAAATTCAGTGGGATTTTTTACAGTGCGCATAGTGTTAAGTAATACTAAATGTAATATACTATAGCATATTACGTTTAACTGTTTTTCAATTTTATATTTATTTATTATATATTTTTTTTATATATTTATAAATTAAATTTTAATCATCATCGGAAAACGTATACGTATCTTCTTCTAATTCAGACGAGGTCGTTATATCACTGTCACTATCTTGATTTCCCATTGTTGTATCTTCTTGTGTTTGTGGTTGTGGCTGTGATTGTGATTTCTTTTTACCTGTCGTTTTGGTCTGTTTAGTTACAACTTTCTTTTTGGTTGGTTTTGTCAGAAAATGTAATGGCGTAGTAGGTCCTGATTCGGCCGAATCATCAATTGCCTCTTTATCCGATACAACAAAATCATCTTTCAAATAGCCATGTGATGTCAACAGGGATGGATCTACGTTTGCCAATTCATCCTCACTGTATTCATCTTCATCGCCTAAATCTTCAAATCCACCGAACAACTTTTCATAGATTTTTTCCCACATCTCTTTCGTGAAATCAATAAACTCGTTTTCATTAGTTTCGCTTGTTCGCACAATTGCACATGTACCAAAATACAGTTCTTTATCAATCGGTGGCGGAAAATCATACTTATTTTCAAAATTTGCCTTGCCGCTCTTTTTTGCCCACACAGATACCGTAACACGTTCTTCGTCCGACTTATTTAAGCGGACGCGCCACGTATGCCTTTTCATAAAATCATCCGATACACGAAATCCACATTTTTTGTACAATGACTCACGCGTCACCTCTTTTGCCTTCAATGTTTTTACAGTGCCATTTGTTTCAATTAAAACGATAGAAGTCATTCCGTTAATGATGTGTTTATATTATATATACTATACACAATAGGTTTAAATAGTTTCCACTTATTATATTAACTGTGATTACTATATAATAAAATGCGAATATTTATTCTATCTAATCAGTATATTGAGTCACATGGTATTATGGAAAAATTACAACCATTTATTCATAAAACATCCTATATTAGTTATATATGGTCAATCAATGGATTATTGGAAGTAGAAGACAATAAGATTTTTAATATTGATGTTATAGATGTACCTGTTGTAAAAACATTATTTGGTGCTTATCCAATAACAATTGATAAAAGTAAATTTGTTCGTAATGAAGAATGTTACCAAGTTGCTCCACGAACTTATAACGAATATACAGAAGAACAGCGTTTTCGGTTAACACCTACAAGTAAGATTGAATGGGTTATTGAATTTCGCGAAGATATTATATATGATAATTATTTTTATATACCCGGCGATGATGATAGTGTTCTTCATACTGAACCGATTCGGTCAGAATTAACGAAGTATTTGCAAATGTAAATCGGTACAAATGTAAATCGGTACAAATGTATTTTCATATTGTTTTTGGCGTATACGTTATAATTATCATTTAACATATATTTTCATATATAAATAATAAACTAATGTTTTTATCTATATTAAAATGGGGGGTGATTTCCTTAACAATTATTTATTTAATACATCATTTTTACATATTCTTTTTAAACACATTAACTGTGCCCAAGATAAAAGATTTAGTCAATAAACCAAATGAACAATATGACGAAATGTTTAAAACATTACAAGGTAATAGCACAAAAAATGATATACTTTCAAAACATAAAGATGAAACCATAAACGACGATAAAATGACCGAAGAATTATCTTCCTTTTTAAATGAATTAAAAAAAAATCCCGAAAGTAATACTAGAATAAATGATATAAGTACACATATGAATAACACTAACGAATCTAATAATATATTGGGTGCGAATGAGGTTGACTCCTATTCAGCATTTTAATATTATTTAATTTAAGTGCATCGTGATAATAAAGCCCATTTTCTAGGTCATTTGGAAAAACACCATAACCATCTATGTTATTTTTTCCCTTTAAAGTAAAGAAATAATTATAAAGATGGCGATTATAATTATATTCTACTACACGCCAAGAAATAGTCCAGATTAAAATACATAAGACGAAAGTGATAAATGTCATTCTTTAATGTGTCTTGTTTATGGTTTAACTAACAATTATAAAAATTACAAAACTTATTTCAATTTTTATATAAAAACATGTTTTTCGATTTGTTATTTGGTTTTCTGTTTTGGACATTTATAAATGTCCATTTTACGATTTCTGAAAAAAGTCTTGAGAATATGCTGAAAAAGTGACTTGTGACTGAAATGCTCTCATTTCCATTTTTGTATGATTTTTTTTGTGATGATAAATTTTTAATAAAAAATTGTTTTTTATTAAAAAGTATTTAGGCGTTTTTTTGTTGATAATGTATATAGGTATATGTCAACATTAAAAAACGCCATAAACGCCGATATTTTTATATGTAATAATTGTCACTTTAAATGTAGTAAAAAAAGTGATTGGGCTAGACATGTTAATACGAAAAAACACAAAATCAACATAAATGATGAAAATGTCAACATAAAATCAACAAAAAATATATGTGTTTGTGGGAAATCGTATAAAGAACGCACTGGTTTATGGAGACATAAACAAAAATGTAATAATAATAATAATAATAATAATAATCAAACCGAAGAAGAGAATATTATAATAAATAAAAAACTAACACAAGATTCATCTGAAGTAGTTCATCTAACAAACCTGGTTATTAAATTAATGAATAGCAATGAAGAAATTCAAAAACAAAATGGCGAATTACATAAACAAACGTTAGAAATGCAACAACAAATGCTAGACGTATGTAAAAAAAGTAACACCATTATTAATAATAGCAATAGTAATAACAAGACTTTTAACATGCAAGTATTTTTAAATGAAAAATGCAAAGATGCCATGAATTTAATGGATTTTGTACATTCTATCATGCTAGATTTCTCGGATTTAGAAGAACTGGGCGAACTCGGTTATGTAGAAGGCATTTCACGGCAAATGGTAAGAAAATTAAATGAGATGGATGTCTATAAACGCCCGATTCATTGTAGTGATTTAAAACGGGAAACCATTTACGTCCGCGATGACGATGTCTGGGAAAAGGAAACCGAGCTCTATGAGAAACTGCGGAAAGCTATTAAATACATTACGAAAAAGAATGGAGATTTGATGATCCCTTGGCGAAATGCGCATCCGCAATGCATGAATTTACAGCATCCGTTAA